GAGCAGATTGCTGATCTGTTGACTCGACGTGGGAGATTGAATGGCGGCAATGCGTTCTTTGCAGGTAACTAATGGCTAAGGCTGCGAAGTGGGGTTCAACGTACAAGGTGTTGTTGGATGTCGGGTTCTTGGCTGATGCGTTCACATTGGATTCCAGTCTGTTGGATGGCACTGATGTGTTGGATGGTTCAACAGACTTTGTGGACATCACCGAGTATGTGACGAACATCAGTATCAATCGTGGTCGCACAACTCAACTTGATACATTCCCTTCATCGTCTTGCACCATCGTTGCGGATGATCGTGCAGCTGAACGATACTTTGATCCGTTGAACACAGCGTCAGAATGGTATTCGGGTGGCACTGTTGGTATTGCACCACGTCGAGCATTCCAGGTGTACGGCGGTACAGCCGGTACGACTGCGATGTTCACAGGGTTTGTATTTGACTTGAACATTGACTATGCCGAACCAAACTTGTCAACAGCAACAATCGTTGCCACCGATGCACTCGGTCAACTTGGTCAAACGGTGCTGACCGCATTCAACCCTTCATCACAGCTCACGTCTGCGCGTGTGTCTGCGATCTTGGATCGTCCGGAGGTTGCGTTCTCGACTGCGTTGCGAAACATTGAGACTGGGGTTGCGACGTGTGGAACGGTTGCGTATGAGGATGCAACGAATGTGTTGACCGCACTCAACGACGTGGCGACGGCTGAGGGTGGGCGTTTGTTTGTTGATCGTTCTGGGATGGTGTCGTTTGATGCTCGGATTGCTTCGTCGTTTGGGACTGCTGTTGGTTCGTTTGGTGGTACGGCTGGGATTCCGATTTTGTCTTTGTCGAATGTGTATGGGGCTGAGACGGTGTTGAATCGTGTGGCTGTTCAGATTGATGGTGGTACGGCTTCGAGCATTGCGAATGGTACGGCTTCTCAAACTGAGTACGGGATCAAGGCGTTGAGTTTGACTGGTGTTCCGTTGGCCACTGATGCTGCTGGGTCTGCGTTGGCTGCATCGTTGTTGACACGGTTTGAGGAACCTGTGGTCAGGTTCTCGGAGATGGATGTGTTGGTCAATGCGTTGACTACAGCACAGCAGGCAACGATGGCAGGACTTGAGATTGGTGACATCCTGTCAGTCAGCAAACAGTTCTCTACCGGTACGCCCAGCACCGTCACTCAGGACGTGGTGGTTGAATCCATTCGCCACAGCATCAACCCACAACGCCACACTGTCACCATCGGCATGGGTCAAGTCCAACTTCTGCTACCGTTCATCCTAGACACGTCGGAACTTGACGATCCGATTTACGCACTACAATAGGAGCATTATGGCATCTCCATTTCCATTCCAGTCTGCTGCGGTCTTGACCAGTGCGCAGATGAACGCAATCACAACTTTGCCTGTGTCAACCAAGACCGCTAGTTACACCCTTACAATTTCTGACCTCGGAACCAGAGTGGTAATGAACTCGGCATCGGCAACCACCATCACCGTGAACACCTCAATCTTCGGTGCTTCTGATGTGGTTGAGATTCTGAACATTGGTGCCGGTGTTTGCACGGTCACAGCAGGCACCTGCACAGTCGGAACTTCAGGCACTCTTGCATTGGTACAGAACGCCGGTGGAACCCTTACTTTTATCTCAGCTAGTGCTTCGGTGTTCATCGCAAGTGCTGCATCCTCAGCCTTGTCAATATCTATTTTCAACGAAACACAGGCATCCGGCTCACAAGGTGGAACGGCTACCAGTGGCAGTTACGTCAAACGAGTACTGAACACAACTGTCACAAACAATGTTGCTGGCTGCACAATCGCTACAAGTGTTGTCACACTTGCAACATCAGGAACATATTACATACAAGGAGTCATTCCTTGTTGGCGTACTGATGGCGTAAAAGCACGATTGCAAAACACAACTGCAAGCACAACTATTGCATTGGGCACTGTTGGGAACTCAAACACAACAGACAACTCACAAAACTTTGCAACAGTGCAAGGATTTATTACTACATCAGCATCTACGAACATTGAGTTACAAGGTCGAGTGACAACAACTTCCGCAGGTAGCGGTGCTGGTCGTGCAGCTTCTTTTGGTGATGACGAAATTTACGCACAACTATTCATCCTAAAGGTTGCATAATGGCTACACCAACAACAGCACAAATCAATTTGCAAATAGGCAACGCAACACGCGAACTCGCACCAGGCACAACATGGCGTTACAACAAACCTGCTGATGGCTTCTCCTGTCTTGAGTGGATGGATGACCCAGCGTTGCAACCGCTAGAGGTTGCGATAATTGCAAAGGCAACCGAAATTGCCGCAGCACTTCTGGGCTAGTCGTTGGCTGATTGTTGCTCCTGCGCTTCTAGCCTCAATCTTTAGTTTCATTCCGTCAGCGTCAGCTGAACCGTCACCAGGGTTGAACACGACCTACTACACCATTGACGAGATTCCTCCAGTCCGATCCACCACCGAATATCCAGTCTGTGGTTCTGAGGTAGAGAACAACATCAATCGCAACTACAACGGCGAACCGTATTTGGATTGCACACTTGATCTGTTTATGGTTCACATGACTGGGTTCATCACAATCCCTGAACATGACACGATTGAGTTCTGGTTGGCATCAGATGACGGTGGCCGAATCAACATTGACGGGAACGAATGGGGCAACTGGGGCGATCAGCATTGCTCATGGATGGAGTCTGGGCAGATAGACATTAGTGCAGGCAGTGCCAACCTGAACTTGTTTATGTACGAGCATGGCGGAAACACCTGCGTGATGCTTGCGTGGAACATTGACGGCCAAGGTTTTGAGATTGTTCCGGATGATGCGTTCACCACCAACTATCAAGAACCACCAGACACAACTATTCCTGAGACAACTATTCCTGAAACAACTACAAGCAGCACGACTACGACTACGACTACGACAACTATCCCTCAGACAACGACAACTATCCCTCAGACAACTACAAGCAGCACGACTACGACTTCAAGTTCTACTACGACTTCTTCGACGACCACAACTTCAACAACAAGTACAACATCCACACAACCCAAACCACCTGAAACGGTGCCTCCACCACCCACAACATTGCCAGCCCCACCAGAGACAATGCCTGAGCCACCATCCACCTTGCCGTTCGTATTACAACCATTATTGCCTCCCATCCCAAGCACAATGCCTGAACCACCAGCAACGATACCGACAATCCCATTGCCACCAGACACAATGCCCCCACCCCCAGACACCCTGCCTTTGCCACCAGACACCCTGCCAGAAGCACCACAAGCCCCTGAGACAAGCGAACCCCCCAAGAAGGCTGAACTCCCACCCATCTCAGACAAAGCCGTTGTTGAAGCCCTTGCCAACATTGAAGAAAAAACCACCGAAGAAGTCAAAGCCGTCGTCACCGAGCTGCTCGCCTTCGCCTTGACCACCGACCAAGCCGTGTCCGTTGCATCCGAACCGGCAGTGCTGGAGGTGTTGACGAACGCTGAAGCGGAACAAGTATTTGAGCAGGTCGCAGTTGAAGAACTCACAGAAGATCAGGCTGTTGAATTAGTTGATGCTGTGCAGGATGCGCCATCGTCTGTGCGTAAAGCGTTCGAGGCTGTGTTGAATATGTTTGAAGGATTCGCAGATGAATATGTGATGACGAATCAGACTGTGCCAATCAAAACTCGACGTGCGCTGATCGCTCTCAGTGCTGTATTCTTGGTGTCAGCCCCTGCACCAACACGAAGGATACGACGATGAGGATATGGGGTGAGTTCCATGCGTTGCTGTGGACTATCGCTGCATCTGTCACGACGATCCTCACGTTGTCGGGGGCTATCCAGAAGGTCGTGATCTGGCTTACTGTTGGAGCATTAGTTCTGCACCTGATCGGCGCACTTACCAAGAAAGAAGAATCAGAATGAAGAAGTTACAAGATGTTGCAGGTCGTATCGTTGCAGTGTTCCTATCGTCAGCTCTTGCCATCATTGGTGGCTCGGCAGTGATCGCACCGGAACTTGAGATATGGAAGTCAGCGGTTTTAGCAGGCTTCGCCGCCGTTGCCACCGTTGTGCAGAAACTCGCACAATCCAGCCTTGACGGTCAACTCACCCTGGATGAAATCAACGACGCATTCGGCGCAAAGAAGAAGTAACTCAATGACCAAGATGCCTTGGCCTGTAGTACCCATCAAGTGGTGTTCCCATCTGCAATCCAAGAAGCCTTCGGAGGTATCCCTCACAATGCTGCGACCCATCACAGGTGGCGGTCAGTTGCATCACTGCGCTGCTCGCGCTTGGGAAGCGATGAAGCATGCAGCGATGGCTGAGGGTGGGATCAATTTGAAGCCGACGAGTTCCGGCGACACATTCCGCAGTATTCAACAGCAGAAGGCTGGGTTCCTGCAAAGGTTCCAGTTGGAAGTTATTGAAGGCGCACAGACCCGAACCTACGACGGCAAGAAGTGGTATCTGAAGAAGGGCATGGCTGTACTTGCAGTCCTGTTGATGATCCTGCGAAGTGTTCACGTCACATGATGGGCATCGCAGTTGATGTTGCGAACGCTTCTGGGAAGGTACTCGCGTGGCTGTTGGAGAACGAGCAACGATTCGGGTTCAGTCACGAAGTAGTTAACATGCCTGGTTGAGAACCTTGGCATCTCAGGTTCACCGAAGGTCAAGCAATGCCACAAGCCGTCCTCGACTACGAGACAGCCAACCCGACGCTGGGCGCATAATGGACTGGGGCATTGTTGTCGCAGCGTTGGTCACGGCTGTGGGTGGGATTATGACAACGCTAATGGTGGTGCTGCGTAAAGAAAACACGCAAGACCATGCAAAGGTTGTGGATGCTCTTGAGATGCTTAGTGGAAATGTGACGACCATCGGTACTAAGTTGGACGGACACATCGATTGGCATCTCAAGGGGGTACCTAATGGCAAAGTTTCTACAGGAAATCAAAGCC